ACATTATTTTTTGCCACATGACCTATGTTTTTTTGATAGTTTTATGAAAAAAAAATATTTCATGATTTTTGAAAAAAATATTCCAGGATATGATATATAAAAGAAAACACATTTATTATGTCAAGAGGATGCGCGGTGACCGTAAAGCTTGGATCTGACTACGCAAATGATCCAAGAACGCACTGGTCTGTATATTTCAGCCGGTCTGCAATACAATTCCCTTATAGGGTCGAGGGAAACAACGGAGGCGACTACGATGTAGACGTAGACTTCGTGCAGTATTGGAATCTATCGAATGAAAGAGCCGGAAGGAGCCACTCTGTCAAATGCTACAACCCATGGATAGGAAAGCCTTATATAGTGATAGACGACAAAGCATACTACCTTAGCGAGGGAGATTCTGAGAACCATTGGGACAACCAGTGGCACGACTCTACTAGAGGCCAGCACGTATACTATAAGGTGAGTAGGCTTGGCGATTCTGGCGACTACAAAGAATATGAGCTGGTCATATACGATTAGAAAGAACTTTTTTGCCTGACGCGAATACAACAGGTATTCATTTTTATCTATATGAACAAGATCGTTTTGCAGCTTTGGGAAGAATCCATAAGAGGATCTGGCATCCGTCCAGACGGATGCTCCATACACGTCGACGCTGTGGAGAGAGACCGCTATGTCGAGTCTATATACGCGTCAAGAAGAGGATCTTCTTCTGTTCCTGAGGAATACGAAAGGATTGTGGGCTCGCCGGTAGAAGCTTACATAGACGACGTGATGTTCGAATCTCTGAAATCCGAGAAGTCGATAAGATTGGCTCAGCATCAGATGAACAATTTGGTGGAAATGGAAGACATAATATTGAGAGACGAATGATAGATGCTTTCTACGCCATAGTTGCGGCCTTCGTGCTAAACGACATATACCATGTATTAAATAGGAAGAGGCTTGACCTACTCTTCAAGAATAAGGAGCCTGAGAACATGCGAAAGATGGACATACTCTACTATCTGGTAAGAGTCCTTTCCGCTGTATGGCCTATCATAGGATTGTTCTCGTCGATGTGGCCTATGTTCGCCGCTCTCATATTCGCCTCGCTGCTTAAGTTCGCGTTTTACCATATAAGCGAAAAGTCTTATGTTGCCTATTCTATATTGGCCTATCCATTGATATCTATATCGATATATGTGGCCATATTGGCTATGAAGTTCATACGTTGAACCTCTTTAGATGCTCTTCGGTTATGATTATGAAGTCGTAGCCTTTCTTGTCGCACCACTTTATCATCGTTTCCCACTTCTGCTTGTTCTTGTAGGCCATCTTCAAATCGTATTCGAAGCTCTTCAGCTTTTTGACTCCTTTTTCCGGAACTGAAAGCCTTCCTTCGTTTAGGTCCTGCACCATCTTGTATTCCTTCATGGGCTTCACTTCCATCACTACTTCTCTCAATACTCCTTCCGAGTTCCTCATCCTGTAGAAGAAGTCTGGATAGTACCTGTGTGTCTTTATCTCTATGTTTCCGTTGTCGAAGTGTGTCATCTGATATGGAATCTCGATACATTCGGCGCCCCATTGGAATATCTCGGCCTTCATGTCCAGCCATACCATTATCTTCTTTTCCCATGAGCTTCTGTAGAATACTCCGCCATAGGTGTTCAGCTTCAGCACTTTGTCTTTGTTCTGAGGAATATAGTTTCCTCCGTGGTATTTGCTGTTGTTCGGCTTTGAATTCAGCATATGGTTCTTTCGTTTTTTTTATATATAAAAGAAAAATCCTTTCATGGGAGAGCTGATAGAGAGAGTGAGGCTGAGCTTGCTCGTATACGGAAATGGAATAGAAGACAACTTCAAGAATAACTCGCTTTTCATGGCTGACAAATACTCCAAGAGTGACGAGATGGTCACTGCGGTCGACGTAGCCACGATCGAGCCGGGCGCTTTCTATTTCTTCCAATATATGGACGATTCCAACTGGATGAGGTATTCGCCGGTATTCGTGGCAGGACACAAGAAGTTCGGAAACCAGATAGTGATATTCGCCATAAACTTCAACTTCATACCTCTCGAGATAAGGCCAATGATGTTCGACGAATATCTACTTCCTGAGAACTTCGAGAAGAACATTCCGATAAAGACCGAATACGAAAAGACGTATCAGGAGCTTCTGAAGGTTGGATTCGAATACGCTCTTATGGAATACAACGCCATACAGATAAAGATGGTGCATAGAATAAATATGGAGATGCTTCCTAGATTTTTGTATTCTCAGCATCCTAGGGCCACATATGATCCAAACAAGCTCATGCAGATATGGACAAAGAAGCTAGAGACGAAGAAGGAGAGAGACAAAGAGATGATGAAGGCTATGATAGAGGAATTCTACGAAGTAGACAAAGAAATATCTGGAAAATACAAGGTTCTGAAGGATCACATAAAGAGATTGCAAAAAAGCGCCAAAAAGTATGGTGGCAAATAGAAAATGCCTATCTTTGTAGTGTCTTAAACACTTCTATATGAAATACTCCACTTATATTGCCGCTGCCGAGAAGATGAGCCTTTTCGGTCAGAAGAAAAGAGCGGCATCTGTCGTTTCACATGCCATCGAGATGGAAAGGAAAAGGATAGACGAGCTCAACTTCAACATACTTGTGGGAGAAGTTCGTCCTTTCAAAGGCGCAAAGTTTCACTCTGCTCAAGTTCTCAGAGAAAGAGAGGCGAATACCATAATGTGCATATTCCAGTCTGATGTCAATACTCATAGGATCAGCGCCAAAGTCAGGCCGTCAGGCGAAGTTCAATGGTCTGACGGAAACCTGTTTTTGGACAGGCAGTCTGTGAAGAGCTTCGAGAAGCTTCTCGAATATCTGACAGACTATCAGCAAGACGTTCAGAAGATGTTGCATGAAATCGAGCTGAAGAAAGAAAGAATCAGAGTCGTCAACCGAACTTTCTATATCTAATCAAAGGCTGCCATTCGGCAGCCTTTGATTTTTCTGCTCGGAGAGAGGATCGTAATTTTATATATACATGAAATTTCGATTTTTTTTTCAATGGCATCTTACAATTACAATAACAGCAGAGAGGCTCAAGGAATGGGATTCGTCAACTCGGCGGTCGAGAACAAAGGATTGTTCAGTCGTATATTGAGGAATCTTTCAAACTACGGCATGAACTACGACGACATGATCGTCAGAAACCAGGTAGGTATTGGAATTAACGAAGATCCATATGCGGCGAAGGGAAACTCGATGTACGATTTCTTCTCTCAGAGGGCTGTCGCTTCTGTCTTGAGCAGAAAATCGATTCCTTATCTCGACAAGGCATATGCGGACAAGCGAAGGATATTGAGAGAGTATTCCATAAAGGACGAGATAAGAGATATGGTCAGCATGGTCGCAGACGAATGTATCGTCTACAACGACGACAGAGACTTCTGTTCTCCAAGACCTATAGGAAACGACTATTCTCAGGAGATACAGGACAAATATCAAGAGTATTTCGAGAAGATATACAGCAAGTTTGGATTCTCCGACAGCATCACTGCATGGAACATGATGAAGGATTTCCTCATAGACGGATTCGTCGCCATCGAGATAATATACGACGACAAGAAGAAGAACATCATAGGATTCAACAGGCTTAGGCCAGAGACTATCGTTCCTGCATACGAGCCGAACGTAGGGCATCTATGGATACAGTTTCCAGAAGACCCTCAGCTCAGGAGGATATTCCTCGACTCTCAGATAGTATTCGTGTCTTATTCGACTCAGAACGACTATTCCGAGACTTCTTATGTAGAAGGGCTCATCAAGCCTTACAACCAGCTGAAGATATTGGAGCAGACAAGGATAATGTTCAACGTCATCAACGCGACAATCTATCAGAAGTTCACTATTCCTATCAAAGGCCTTTCTAGGCAGAGAGCCGAAGAGCAGATAGGCCAGCTTATACACGACTATTCGGAGGAAGTAGAATGGGACGACACTCTGGGAACGCTTACCCTAAACGGAAACAAGCATCTTCCTTACAACAAGCAGATTTGGTTTCCGGAAGGAGACGCGGGTACTCCTAACATGGAGCTTGTTTCTCCTCAGGGCCACGACCTAAACGAGGAAAGCATGCTGAAGTGGTTCCACCACGCTCTGAAGAGAGCTTCTAAGATTCCTATCCAGAGGTTCGAAGCGGAAAGCGGCGGAGGAACTTTCATCGCCGACCAGGCCGGTCTGACAAACGACGAGGTTAAATTCCACAACTTCATCAGCAGGCTTAGAGCCAACTTCAAAGAGCTTATCGTCAAGCCACTCAAGCTTCAGATGCTTATCGAGTTTCCAGAGCTCAAGGATGACGACATCATAATGAACCAGATGGATATCGTCTTCTATTCGAATCAGATATTCGAAGAGTGGAAGAAGATAAACAATCTCGCTAAGAGAGCCGAGGCCATAACTACACTTACTGGAATCATGAACGGAGAGAAGCCTTACTTCCACATAGAGTGGATCATGGACAACGTGTTCAAGCTCACTCCTGAAGAGAAGGCAGACAACCAGAAGTACTGGGCCAAAGAAGCCGGTGGTGCTGGCGCGACTGGTGATATCGCCGGCGGCGCTCAGGGCGGCGCTCCAGCTCAGGGCGGCGGAGATATGGGTGGAGAAGCTCCTGCTCAAGGAGGCGGAGAAGTTCAGGCACCAGCTGCTCAAGCTCCTGCACAGGGTGGCGGACAGGCCGCGCCGGAAGCCCCTGCACAGGGTGGCGCAGAATTCGAATTCTAAAAGAACATATAAAAAGAAAGCCTCTCGATTACGAGAGGCTTTTTTTATGCCGCCTTTTCAAGACGAGTGTCTATATAGAAGAACTTTACCTGATAGTGTAGTATCATCTGCTTCATTTGTATGTCTATGTTCGCGTCCATCAGGTTCGAGACTACTTTTCCCATAGGAGTCTCCATTCTCCTGCATTTCAGCACGAGCTTTTCTACGATTCCTTCTTTAAGTATGAAAGTCATTCCTTTTATGTGTATCGCCGCGTCTTTTAGATTCTGGACATGGACATAGTCGCTTTCGATATTGGCAAACACAAACGAAATTGAATCTATGTCGAATTGTATCTTCTTGTCTGGATTCAGAAGGCTTGCCAGCTTTATCTCCCTCTTCGACGAGATCCACTCTCCGTATTTGGAGAGCATCTCTTCGTATTGGTCTATCGAAACAGATTCCAATTCGGCGACTTCCCATTCGAACTCGCCGACTCGGTCTTCTCCGTCTAGATATATCTGTCCCATTTTAGAATCTAGTGAAGTTTATCTGCTTTTTCTCCAGATCTACAGACTTGACTACGACCTTTATAGGATCTCCCAATCTTATCTGGTTTCCTAGATCGTCATAGGCTAGGTATCTGTCTGCGTCGGCTGTCCATTTTCCGTCAAGCGTCTCGATCCTTATCAGTCCTTCGCATTTGCTTTCTACTATCTCTGCGTAGATTCCTCTGTCCAATACTCCAGTCACTATCGCGTCGAATACCTTTCCGATCTTGTCTTGAAGATATTCGGCTTGCTTGTACTTTATCGAGTCTCTCTGCGCCTTCGCTGCTATCAGCTCTCTGCTGGAGCACCATTTTGCCTGATCTTCTATCTTCGTAGGATTTCCTTGCTTTCCACTGCTCAGCCTGTCGAACAGTATCCTGTGCGTTATCAGGTCAGGATATCTCCTTATAGGAGAAGTGAAATGAGAATAGTGAGTGAATCCCAGTCCGTAGTGTCCTATGTTCTTTATGGTATATACTGCCTTGGACATGCATCTGGTCACCAGCGTCTCTATCATGTTCTCTTCGGGAGTTCCTTTTATGTCCATCAGAAGCTTGTTCAGGTTCTTCTTCAGGGCGTCTCCTTCTTCGTCTAATTCCAGAGAGTATCCGAAATTTTCGCATACGCTCTTCAGAGAGGATAGCTTTTCTTCGTTTGGCTTGTCGTGAACTCTGTATACGTTATGCCATTGGTCTTTCGCCAAAAGCTTGGCCACCGACTTGTTCGCCAATAGCATATACTCTTCGATGAGCTTGTTCGCTTCTTTCTGCTCTTTGAAGTATACTCCTATCGGCTTCTTGTTGTCTTCTGCTAGTTTGAACCTTACTTCTATTCCTCCCATCTCGATAGATCCGTTTCTTATCCTGGCCTTCCTTATCTTCCTGGCTAGCCTATCCAGCTCTATTATCTCTCTGTCGAAGTCTCCTTCCGCTCCTTCGATTATTTCTTGCGCCTCTTCATATGTGAATCTCCTGTCAGAGTGTATCACCGTCTTGCCGTGCCATTCCTTCTTTATCTTTCCGTCTCTGTCGAGAGTGAATATGACCGAGAACGCCAGCCTGTCTACGTGCGGCTTCAGAGAGCATATTCCGTTAGACAGCCTTTCGGGCAGCATCGGTACGCATCTGTCTACTAGATATACAGAAGTAGCTCTTTTGTATGCTTCTTTGTCAAGCTCAGTTCCGAACTTCACGTAGTGAGCTACGTCTGCGATGTGTACTCCTACGTGTATGTTGTCTGGATCTCTCATATCTATCGAAATAGCGTCGTCGAAGTCTTTCGCGTCTACAGGGTCGATTGTGATCGTCGTCACTCCTCGCATGTCTTTCCTCGCCTTTATCTCGCTTTCGGTGATTACTTCGGGAACCAGCTCCGACTCGTTTATTACTTCTTGTGGGAAGTCTACTGGAAGACCGTATTCGTACATTATGGCGTTCATCTCGGCGTTGTTCTCTCCTATCTCTCCCAATATCTTTCTTATTTCGGCTCTAGGAGACTTCCTTTCTGTATCCCAGTCGATGAATCTGACTACCACTTTCTGTCCGTTCTTCGCTTCGGATTCTCCTTTTATGTAGAAGTCTACGGATATCTTAGGATTGTCTGGTATAACGAAAGTATTTTTTCCGTTTATGTGCACCGTTCCTACGAAGTCTGACTTGAATCTGTCTTTTACTTCGACAACTTTGGCCTCCATCTTCTTCTTTCCTTTGAATATCTCCGCGACTATCGTGTCTAGATGTAGCGAATTTAGCGTTTTCGTCCTGTGTATGAACACTTCTTTTCCTTCTATCTTTATAGAAGCGTTTCCTGAGGCCGTGAACTCTATCTGAGATTCTATTCTTTCGCCTTCTTTTATCTTATTCATTTTTCTTGTTCTTTTTTGATATGTTGTCTACTCCGTATTTCTCCATTAGAGTATTCTTCATTTTCGACAACACTTTTTTGTTCTGTATGGGATAGTCTACTCCGTAGTTCTTCCTGAGAGTTTCCTTTCTCTTGGCTTCCGAGCACTTCCTGCAGGAGTAGTCTCCCCACTTATCGTTTCCGTATTTGAGATAGTTTTTGTATATGACTTCCTTCTCGATTCCGCATCCGTCGCACTTGAACTTGACCTTGTAGTGCGATCCGTTCGGCAGCAGCTCGACGGGTATGGTTACGACTTCCCCGATGGATATGTCGTATCCTAAGTCTTCGTAGTACTGGTAGTTAGACTCGTTTATCTTTATGTCTATTTCTCTGGTGAGTATCATCTTCGCGTTCGTAAAAAATCCGCCTATTTGTTCTATTCGAAAAACGAGATTTGTTTGCAAAATCATGTCCTTTGATCAAGACTGATTTCGCCGGCTCTTCCGAATCCTGTAAAAAATCCACTTATGGAAATTTTAAGTTTTTTAAAGTCAATATATACACTATAACTGAACAAAAAAAAATCTTATTACATGAAGCCAGTTTTAATCGTAGAGAATTCGATGAATTCTCTTGTAAGAGAGAGCAACGGTACTGGCAAGAAGGACTATGTTATGAGCGGAACGTTCACCGAATTCGGAGTAAAAAACCGAAACGAGAGGATCTATACTGCTGACAAATTTCTTCCTGCATTGCAAGAGATGAACGAAAGAATGAACAACCTTGGTGTTGTTTATGGTGAGTTTGACCACCCGGATGTCTTCGATACTTCTCTATCCCGCGCTTCTCACGTAATCACGAAAGCTGATTACGTAGCAGAGTCTAACCTGGTGGCAGGTGAAATCAGATTGCTAAGCACCTATTGGGGAAAAGAGGCAAAGTCGCTTGTTGACGACGGTTGTCCTGTTTTCGTTTCTTCTAGGGCGGCAGGTATTACCGAATCTGACGGAACCGTATCGTTGAAGAAGCTTTTCACTTATGACATCGTCGCGGATCCTGGATTCGCTTCGGCTAAGATGAATGTGAAGGTTCTTAACGAGTCGCTAGGCTTCAGCAACCCGAAATCTAACTTTAGGATATACGAAATGTCCGATGAGTCAAAAACCGAAGAGTTATTCAATATGAACAAAAACGAATTCGTCACAAAGCAGCAGCTTACTGACTATTCTCAGTATTTGGTGAAAGAGCTCGCCTCTACTAAGAATATCGTTAAGAGCGCTATCAAGAAAGGCGACATGAATCCTAAGAAACTGGAACAGTTGCTTGAGTATTACGAAGAGCTTAACAAGACAAACTCTCAAGTAGTCAAATATCTAGACTACCTAGCAGAGAAAGTACAAGTTATGGTAAACGAAAACAAGTCTTTGAAAGAGACTACAGAAAAGCTAATCAAGCACAACGACTATTTGGCTGAGAACCTTGAGAAAGCAGTCAACTATTCTGAGTATCTAGCTGAGAATCTTGACAAGAACATCGCATACGCTGAGTATGTCGCTGAGAATCTTGACAAGAATATCTCTTATACAGAGTACGTTGCTGAAAACGTAGACAAGAACATCTCCTATACAGAGTACGTTGCTGAGAATCTTGACAAGAACATTGCTTATTCTGAGTATCTAGCTGAGAATCTTGACAAGAACATCGCATACGCTGAGTATATCGCTGAGAATCTTGACAAAAACATCGCTTATTCTGAATATATCGCAGAGCACGTAGATAATTCTATCGCTTACTCTGAATATTTGGCTGAGCACGTAGAAGGTAACATCGCTTACTCCGAATACATCGCTGAGCATCTAGATGACAATATCGCTTACTCCGAATACATCGCTGAGAATCTTGACAAGTCTATTTCTTACCAAGGAATGATCGTTGAGAAATTGAACGGTGGTAAAATCAACGAGTCTGCCGAAGAAGCATTTCCTTCTCTTAGCGCTGCAGGCTTCGATAGCCTAGAAGACGAAGAAGAGAACGACGAGGAAGAAAACCACGGACACGAGGACGAGGAAGAGGATGAAAACGGCATCGCCGAAGTAGCTCCTAGCCATGTTCACGCACACGAAGATAACGAAGAAAATGAAGACGAGGACGAAGATTGCGGTCCTGGAAGCTACGAAGTTTCTGGACACTCTGATTCTGAATTGTCTGAGTCTATCGATAAATTAATCGAAGAAGCTACAAAACGTAAAGTTTCTGAGACATCAGATATGAATTTCTTGAAGTTCATGTCAAAATCACAAGTTGACAGCTTCTATGCTCTTACAAACGAAGAGCAGGAGACAGTTAAACTTCACATAAACGAAAGAAGCTACTTCACACAAAAAGAAGTATTGTCTCTGATCGCTGAAGCATTGTCGACTAAGAACGAGACTCTTGAAGAAAGAGTAATTAGGATGATGCCTGAAAACACAAAGGCTATCTGGAATCAGCTGAACGAATCTGCTAAGAAATCTATCTTGTCTCAAGCTAGGCTTTACCCTACAGAAGTTCTTCAAACTGAATCTCAAATCGAGCATTTCTGGGCGACTAGAAACCTCAAGAAAAACGAATCTGCTTCTAAAAAGCTTGTTTCTCACGAAGCTCTTATCCAAGAAGATAAGCTGTCTGACTCTGAAGTCAACGCTATAATGGAAAGATTCAAAAACATCTAATCTATAAAAAATCCACGCCTGTAAAATAAGGGTTTTTGGACAGTATATATAGATTATTGAAAAAAACAAAAAAATAAAAAAACTATGTCACACATTAGAATAGACAAGGCGAAAGCCACTAAGAAATGGGCACCGGTTCTTGAGAACATGGGTGTAACAGGTGATAGAGTAGAATGGATGGCAGAATATGCTGAGTTCCACTCAATCAACGAAAACGCGTATGTAAACGCTTCTAACGTAGCTGGTATGGGCGGCGTATTGGCTGCACAGCCTGCAGGATTCTCTGGAGTTACCGTAGGTGGTTCTTTAGCTACTTCTACATCAGTAGGAACTATCGGTTCTGGCGATGTAGGTCAAAACCTTCTTCCAGTTGCGATGAAAATCGCTGCTCAAACAATCGGTCTTGACCTTGTTGCTGTTAAGCCTACTCCAGGTCCGAAAATCGACCTTCTTTACATCGATTTCCAATACGATGATACAAGATTAGGAAACTCTGACGAGAGACCACAAGTATTCAAGCTTAACGCTGGTGCAACTGCTTCTGCTCTTGCTGCTGCAATGAGAACTGGTAAAGGTGAAACTCTAAGCGAAAACACAGGAGGTCTTAACAACGGTAGATATTTCTACTCTCTTAACTCAACTGGTACTACATCATTGGGTGCTACGGTTTCTCTTTCTGAGCCTACTAACAAGAAAGGTGTTGTTGAATTCCTTGGATTCTCTAGGATCGACGGTTTCCCTATCTTCAGGGCATACAGACAAGCAAACTCTGCACACGGTGTTGTTGGTTCTGCTAACTTCAACTGGCAGTTTGACGGTGAAAGAAACACATTCGCTCCTACAGCGTCTATGATTTCTCAAATCACTGCAATCTCTAACGTTACTCTAAACGCTGGATTCGCTAGCATCGAGTTGGTTTCAGCTCTTGAAGACCACATCCCAGGATTCTCTACAAACTTTGGTGGCGTTCCTACAGGTTCTGCACAAGGTTCATATCCAATGAGCAGGGCTGAAGACGACGACTCTTACGCAGGCGTTATCGGACCTAAAATCTCTTCTAAAACTATCGCAGTTGGTACTATCGAAGTATCTTCAGCTCTTAGAAGAACAGAAATCGAAGACATCAAAGCTAACACAGGTATGGATATCGTTCAAAAAATGGAATCTATCCTTGTTAACGAATTGTCTCAAACAATTTCTAAACAAATCGTTGCTAAAATCTT